GAATATTTACCTGTAGTAAATGTAGCCATTATGAACTTACATAATAATTTTGAGGAACAATATGGACAGATGATCTTTGTCCATCTTCTGTTAAAGCTCTTTGCAACTCATCTTCATAATACAGTTTTAATGTTTGTGATGCCTGAGGATTCTTCTTCTGTGACATATAAAAAGCTAAACCAGAAACCATACATGGTAAAAACCTATAAGGAGCATCAGTATCATTTGTATAAGCTCCAACATCCTCTATTCTAGCTAAATAATTAAAATTTATTTGAGTGTCTGTTGTGTTTGGCGTTTGATACAAATTTATTTCTACATTTGATAAATTTCTTTCCACAAAATATTGACTTGGTTGTCCTTGAGAAAATTTATTTGGTATAGCTTGATACTCAGATCTAGAAATTTTAGTCATAGTGGTATCGCTTGTACTTGTTCCACTTCCTTGTCTAAAAGTCATTTCTAAAACATCACTGGCATCACTAGGAGCAGTATACGTAGTTGTTCCTGCTGTTAAATTTTGTGTGTGATTTTTTACTTTCCACAAGTGAATGCCTCTGTTACCCCATTCAGAAAATAATAAATTTAAACTTCTTCTAGCAGATTGTAAGTCATAACCTGTTCTAGTTTGAAGGCCACACCTCTCAAAAGCGTCTTCAATAATATCATCAATATTTAAATTGAAAGATGTTGTTCCAGATGTAGCCATTTAAATTACTTTTTTTTCATCATTCCGCCACCACGTTTTTTAGCGACTTGTTTTTTTTTGGCCATTCCACCACCACGTTTCTTAACGACAGATTTCTTTTTAGCCATACCACCGTCAGTCATTCCCATGGCCATTGCTTTTCTAGGGGATACTTTTCCACCCATAGCCATTTTTTTCATCATCATGCCACCACCACGTTTCTTGGCCATGCCACCTTTCTTCATTACTTGTTTTTTCTTATGCATTACCATGACTTTACTCCCTTTTTAAAAAGTTTTTCATATGTATATTGCCTCTCAGCTACTACCTCATTGTAGTAATCTTTGGGCCACTTCTTATAATAGCCTATCTTGTGTAGTTTGCAACTTGCATCATATAATTGTTTAAACTTTTGTATTAACATCATTGAGTATTCTAAATTACCATGATTTACAGGTTCATCAGTTGGATCAACTAAAAACTCTTGCTCCTCAGGATCTGCTGGAGAAGAGGGATGAAATCCCATAAAATAAACATCTCTTCTATTATATGTTTTATTATAAAAATCTATTTTCTCTTGAAATTTTTGACCATTATATTGTTCCCAATAAGGGTCACAAAATATTATTATATCGTGTTTTTTTTTATCCCAAGATTTTAACACATTAGTTAAATGTTTTTCATATTTTGATTTATCAGATCTAACCTCTATTCGAAGCTTATCATCTTTTCTCCATTTAGCTGCAAATGGACATGCAGGAAATCCTATATGCTTATTCATTGGCTCTAAGACATTCTTAGACCAATTAATTACATCAAGCTTTATTTTTTCTGTTAGTTTTTTTTTGGACACTATTTTTTTTTCTTATGCTGTCTTTGCCTTTTTTAAAAATGTTTGCAACTTGAGTTTTACCCATAACTTTAGCTCGTTGCTCACCTACAGTAAGAATTTGAATTTTCCGTGCAAAAGGTTTTTTGACTTTTTTGACTTTCGACACAGTTTTTCTAGCATCAGTCGGAGTAGCAAATTTAATACGAACAGTATCTTTAGGATTTTCATCTGTATAAAGTCTTCTATCTGATCCTTTAGGTTTTTTTCCTGTCCCTACCTTAGGATCTTTTTTTTTCATTTATTTTTTTTCTTAACAATTGTTTTTACATTAGTTGGTTTACCACCAACTCCCTGAGCTTTTGATCTCTTTCTTGAAACTGCTGATTTTATTTGTCCCTTAGACATTGCTCTCGCTTTTGAAGCAGGGACACACTTAGGATACTTTCGTTTAGCGTCTTTTTTTTGTTTAGATCTACCACACTTAGCAAAGCTTCCGTCTTTTTTACGAGAGCCTATGTCTCTCCAATCCTGTTTGAACCACTTCGCTAATCCTTTGTGACCAGACATTAGTTATACTGTGTTACTTTACGTTTTTTTTCCATCACGGCACCACAGCCTCTAGCTACGCCACCTTTATTAAATTGTGAAATTTTTTTTCTATCCTGAGATCTTTTATTAAAATCAACAATTTCTCCACCCATTGCTTTTTTAGGACCTCTAAAATCTTTTCTTTTTTTACCACTTGGATCTTTTATTTTACCAGCACAAATTTTAGATGCATAGGCATTAGCATATGCGCTGGGGTATACTTTAAATTTACGCTTAGCGGCTGCTTTTCCTCTAGGACATAGTTTAGTCATTATTCACTCCCCTCAGTTTCAAGCCCACAAATACAAATATAATCTTCATTACATTTACACATTATTTGACTCTACCACCTTTTTTCATATAACCCATCTTATTTCTTACTTTAGTTGGTAATTTAGCCAACCCTGGATTTTTCTTTTTATCTACTTTTTTTAACTTTTTCTTCATTTTTTTACTCCCTATGGATACTTCTTTTTGCATTTGTGCTCTAGATATTACCATTAATAATCAGAAGTTTTAATTAAAAACTCCTCTATCCAAGCCACTCTGTCATCCATAGACAATATTTTTGTCTTAATAATGGCGATATCTTGTTGCATTTTCGAAACACTATCTGCCTTTTTTTCAACTGCGTTTAAACGCTCAGACCACATGCCCCAAGTCATGCCTATTGTTGCAATAAGCACGACATATGGCAGTATTGTTTTTATTTCGATTTTAAACGACATATACAATCCTCATCTGTTTTACAATCACACATAGCGTACTCCTTACTTTGTTTTTGCGGACATCCCACTTAAAGGGTTATTTAAAGCCTTATTAATCTTTAAGTCAAGGCTTTCTTCAAGAAGTTTCATCTCATCTAAAAGTTCTCTATTATCTTCTTTTTGTCTATCTTCAACATCATTTACAATCTCTGTGATGTGTCTAATATCACCATCCATTTGTCTTAGATCTGCTTTTAAATCATCTTTTAATTCTTTTGCAGTTGAAGCTACTAAACTTACTTCTTCCAAAATCATAGACATTTCAGTTTTTATCATGTCCAATTCTTGCTCAATTAATTCTAATCTTTTATCCATTTCAGCTTTTGATAGCTCTATTTTTTTATCAAAACCACTTAAATCAGGTGCAACAAATTCATTTATTTTTTCCTCCATATCAAGATATCTTTTGTAAACTTCAATGCCATTGTGAGTTTACCATGTCATTCATTGTTTGATCTTGTGCCATATTAAACAAAATACCATACTCATCTTCTATTGTCTTGTTTAAATATTCATTAACGTTTGTATCAACAATAATAGACTGAGTGTCAAAGAATGTTTTAGTATTACCTAATATCTGCATGACTATTAATGTTTTCATTTGTGCAGCATCATCATATCTAGCTTTATCATCAATCTTCTTTACAATTTTTGTGGCAGCTTTTTCTTTCTCTGATACCTTAGGTTTTGATGGTTTCTCTGGTTCTTGCTCTTCTTCTTGATCTTTTTCTTTTTGTGGTTCTGGCTGTTCTTCTGGTTCTGGTTCCTGTGATTCTTCTTGAGGTTTTTCGTTAGTCTCTTCTTCAGCAAGTTCAGGCTCAGTCTCCTCTACAGGGACCTCTTCTTTTGTCTCTTCCATTGGAGGAGGATCCTCTTCTGTTTCAATTTCTATTGGTTCTGCTTCCATGGGTGGTGGTGTTTCTTCCATTTCTGGTGGGGGAGGCATATCTTCCATAGGAGGTGGTATTTCTTCAACAGACGCTATCATTTCAGGTGGTGGTAAATCCAACTCCATCTCCATTTCAATCTCTAAGGTGACTGTTTCTACATTGACAGGCATTTCTACTGCTACAAGCTCTGGCATAGGTGCAAAGTCCATAGGGGGTGGAGGTGCAAAGTCCATATCAAAATCCATCTCAAACTGTATTTCTAATTCTACAGTCTCGTAAGATATTTCTTCCATCTCTGGTTCAATAGGCACAAAGTCTACAAAACCATCTTCGACAATAATATCATTGTATTCAAAGACCTCTTCTACAAACTCTAATTCTACAGTGTCAAAAAGATTTAAATAATAAATTTCTTCAAGGGTGGTTATGTGTTGAGTTATTACAGTATTAATAACATTGTAAAATACATTAACAGACACATCATCAAATAAGGGTCCTATGGCAAGATTTATATCTCGCCCACCTACTTCAACAGTTATACTACTTAAAGAACCACTAAAATCAAAACCTCCTGTATATGATTGATAACCTGATGCAATACCAGACTCAGATAAGACATCTGTGCCTGAAAAAACAGTATTAAGTCCATCACGACCTGTAATATGCATATATATTCTGTCTTGAGCGTCACGTTTATCTACTTCAATTGAATATTTTACCTCACCACCTCTATCTATTTGTAGATCAGATATATCTATGTTGTTAATTATAAAAGTTGTGCCCATGCCGTCGACACCCATTGTAGAGGTGTTATTGCCTGATCCTGTGATTTGTGCACATCTATCTGACCCTAACTCACCACAGGTATTGCCAGTTGGCATAGAAGCGGGTCCTTGACCACCCCAATCTATTTGCATTGAACCATCGTCACTAGAACCTACATATCCGTTAGAACTATCTAATATGTCCGTTGAGCTTTCGTTTGTAACAGTTTGTGTGGTGGTTGTAGTTGTGGTTGTAGTAGTTGTAACTATCTCTGTTCCTAAATCCTCTTCAGTTATATCTACTTGTACATCTTCTGTAATTGTAACCCCAGGAGTGCAAAGACCTTCAGTATCAGGCAAACAAACGTCTGCTCTAGAATAAGAGAAAACCAGTGCTAATAAGAAAAAGAACTTGAAAAAGTGGTAAATCAATTTGCCCTCCGTCTGGTGTTGTTGCTTGTATTTTTGTTTGAACGTACTCTGGCTTATATTTACTACCGTCAGGAATTTGATCGGGATTGTCTGTCCAGTATGTCTCTGCTTCGGCTCCAATAGCTCCACGTGCAGGGCATGGGGTGCCGGCATCAGTCATTGCATCCCAGACTCTTGGATCTTGACAAAGCACTGACACAGCAGCTACTTTCATACCAAAACCATACAAACTTCTAGATAACTTTAATTTTTGACACAGCTCATCGTCTATAACTACGCCTGTTGCAAGGCCTACAATATTATTTTGCACACTTGCGCCAACACCGACTTTACATATATCGCTGTTAGAATTAATTATAGATGGTGCATTTGCTGTAGGTGGCGTATTGTTAACCACCGTGCTGGACACGGTGTTGGTCTCAGCCAATGAATTTTGCATGGATAAAAACATAAAGATAACTGTCATAAATGCACAGAATAAATAAAAATAAGCCTTAAACATTTAACACCTCCATCGTTTTCTGGCCTGCCTTAATCTTGAGTTAGGATCTTTAGCGGCCTTTGGAAATTTTTTCATTTGTCCAGCAGATCTAGCGCAGAAAGATTTTCTTCTTTTTGCTGCCTTACTACCGGGTTTAACTTTACCAGTGACAGCAGTTTTTAACTTTGATCCAGGATTGTCTTTTCTATATCTTGCGACACCAGCTTTAGTCATTCCCGCCCCACTTTTTGTGGAGCGGAAATATTTTTTAGTTTTTGGTGGCTGTTTATCTGCCATTATCCAAATATTACTGTAATTGAAGTAACATTTGTTAGAGTTACATGAACGTCTGAAGTAAATCTAACTCCCTCATCTGTAAAAGAAGGATTGACAATACCCTCTGTTGATGAGGCTGGAGTATCTAAATCAATCAAAGTAGTTCCACTTGCTCCACCATCTTTCATGACTATGGATCCAGCACTACCCCCTGCGATTGCGTGTATGCTTAATACTCTAGCAGGACCACTAAAAACAGTTCCTGTACTAGTTCTCTTAACTGTTTTTACTGCAAACATGATTTACTCCTATGATAAATTATTGTTTTGTATATACAAAACAGTAACAGTTGCGGCTCCAGTTGTGCCATCAGCACTTCCACCATCAAAAGCTGCTTGAATTGTTACATCAGATGCACCAATGTCTGTTGCTTCTGTGTCTAATGTGCCTCTTGTTGTAGCTAAAGCTTTCACGTTTACATCATTTAAAAATGCGTCTGGGTCAGCCGCTGTACCAACGTTTACAACAGCAGTACCTGAATCGTTAGATACAGTTGTTACATTAAGTATTACGTCTATGATTTGTGAATTTGCAGGTACTATTGCAACATCAGTTGTGTTATCCGCTCCAATAATATCTATTACAGCAGATTGTGCCATAACTGCGAAACCAGTATTAGCACTAGCTCCTTCTCTTACAGAGCCCGCTTTTATCGGACCTGAAAATGTAGTTGTTCCCATGTCTATCTCCTTTTTGTAAATAGTCCCCGAAGGGTCATAGGGTTAATAAAATTATATTTTGACATAAAAAAAGGGCGCAGTCAAAGACATACGCCCCTTTAATTTTTATTATTTATTAAGCGCCTGAAGTTCCGAAAATACCTCTAGGATCTGAGAAACCGAATGAGTATCTCTCTCTAGCTTTGTATCTTACGTTACCTGTATCAAAATCACCTTCCATATTTGTGGATAGTGCAGTTCTTGTGAACATTTTCAAGCCATTAGGTGCATCAGTTTTAATGAAGAATGCGTTCACGTCAGTTAAGAAGTGGTTTACCACATAACCTTCAGGAATCATTCCCATGTTTCTAATTGCGTTAATGTCATTGTCAGCAGTGCCTGTTCTTAAAGCTGAAGCCATTAATCTGTCAGCAGTAAACTGTAATTCTTTTGGAATTATAAGTTTTCTACCTTGAGTGGCTATTTTAAGACCACGCTCATCCACGAATGCAGCAATGTCAATCAAAGATTGCTCAAGTGATGTTTCATTAAGATCAGCATCTGTTGCTAATCTGTTTGATAAAAGACCACCTTGTGCTAATGGGTGTTGTGTATTGATAAGTGATACACCGTCACCACCAGGATTAGTTCCTGCGGCACCTGCACCAGCAAAAGCTGTGTTTAAAACATCAGAAGCTTTTACTTGCTTTGTGTTTGCCATTGATCTTGCAAGAGCTTTTGTGTAACGAGAAGAAAGCTGATCATAAAGATTATCTTCAATTGCCTCTTCTGTTATTGCAAAACCTAATGCAATTGTTTCGTGTGTGTAGCGTGAAGTGTAAGCTTCAACCGCTGTGTCAAAAGATATGCCTGAACCCTCTGCTTTAGTTGGGGCAGAACCGAAACCTGATAACATTACCTCTTCTTCAAACGCTCTGTCTGAAGTTTCGCTGTCAAAGATTTCTGCGTGTTCATTCTCATATCTTGCATATTCCAAGCCAAACAGTGCGTTTAGACCTGGTTCTAACTCTTTAACGAGTTGACTTCTAGATATCGCCATGGTCTATACTCCTGTTGTATCTGTGTACTGATGCTTATTAATTCTAACAAGAATGTTAGCGTTAGCTACAGTGTAGTCGCTGTTATCAGGATCTGTTGAAAGATCATACACAGCGAAGTTGGAAGCGTTGCTGGTTGCAAATGTACTACCATCTAATGCTACGCCTGAAATACCTGATTTGGTAGATCCTGTGGCATATGTTGCGATGTTAGCTGTTGAACCAACTTGTGCTCGTCCGCCATTTGCGTCATCTACTTTGACTTCGAAAATGACATCAGGATCACTGATTACGTTTGCAACTATATCGTCAGCTACAATCGCACCTGGATAGTGGTTTGAAAATGTTGGTTTTTGTGATGTTGGGTCTGTGTCTTTCC